TTTGCCTTTATTTTCAATGGTGTGTGGTCCACCGGCCTTACACAAAAAGCCAGTAATGATAACAAAACTATTAGTATTGCTGTGAATCTGTAATCCATAACAACCTCCAATCATTTTTTCTTTTCCTCAATCTCGTAGAAAAACTTGTCTGTGTCTTCTGTTCGCCACTGACTTGTGTCTTCTACGTTCCACTCGTTTGTTTGCACTTTCCAATCAGGAATATTATCTTTCACAGTGAAAGAAGGTATGTCCCATATACATCTGTTGTTTGGTTGTGCTGCATAATTACCATCATCTAATGCAATTATGTGTGCGCACTTATGTTCGTGCGGTATTTCTGAATGGTCAGTGTCAAGTATATTAGACTCTGGATGTGCAAAGTCAACGGTAAATAGGTATTTACCGTGGTGCCACTTCTTGTCTTTGCCTATGTATTTTCCTGCCTGTCCGTCTAGAATATCAAAAGAATGAACAGAAGGATAATAACTAAAACAATTCCAGAGCTGTAATTCATCAAGTCTTCTTTTCGGTACTTCTTCTGCCTTGAAACCACGTTGAATAAACGCGCTAATTGGGAGGCGATAAAAGATTGCACCGTTCTCCATGATGGCATGAAACAAGATCGAACGACCTGTAATTGCGCTGAGGCCGAAGATAATACAGTCTTCAACTTCGCCATGATGTTTTTGTAAGTCATATAAATATTCCCTCCTTATTTGAGCATAAGTCACCGGTATGTTTGCATTTAAATAAGCCATAATATTTACCCATGTATTTCACCCCAGTTGTCCCCATGTTCATAATCGACTTTATTTGGGACCTCTAGTGTAACAGCATTTTCCATCACATCAATAATTTTTTTTGCATGTGATTCGTCTCTTACAGATATATCTAACTCATCATGTATTTGTATATGCGGTATGATACCTTCTTTATATAATTCTAACATTGCTTTCTTAGTCATGTCAGCAGCAGATCCTTGTATTAATTTATTAAGAGCTTTATATGTGTAAGCTCTCTTGATCCCTGGTCCGTGTTCCCTGAGTGCATCTTCGTGAGTCATGGCCTTATGCATACCAAAACTATTAGGCTCCCACAGGTGAAACCTACACAGTCTACCCAGCAACGTTCGTATCTGTCCACGATCCTGTGCTCTGTTAGATGCTTTGTCCATCAATTGTTTTACGAATGGTACACGTGAGTGGTAGGTATTAAATAACTCTGCTGCTTTGTCTTTTGTTACACCTAGCTCTGCCTGAAGTTTAGCTTTACCCATACCATAAAATAATCCTAGGTTAATTGTTTTAGCCTGGGATCTAGGTATGTCAGCCATATCTGCAACAGTCTGGTGAAAGTCTGCACTAGAGTCTGTGCTGTAAGAATCTACAACGTCATATACAGAGGGTAATTTGTACAAAGAAGCATAATGCACTACCAACCTAGGCTCTTGCTGAGAATAGTCAAAACAACCCCATGTATGGCCCTCCTCGGGTATAAATAATGACCTTATCTTAGGTCCAAGATCTTTGTTTCTAGCTGGTATTTGCTGTAGATTAGGATTTTGGTAGGAGAACCTACCAGTTACCGTGCCACCCCCAGCGTTACGTAATTGATTTATCTCTGCATGTATTCTGCCATTGTGTTCGTATCTTAGAATAGAATCTAAAAATGTTGTGTGTGCTTTGTTTATCTCTCTTGCCTGTGCAATCATATTTACAACAGGGTGTTTGTGTTCCTGTAAAAAATTTTTTGTAAATGATGGTGCTGATGTTTTTTCTGTACGTGGGTATTCTAATCTTAATACATCAAATACATTTGCAATAGATCTAGCTGCCCAGATCTGTGTATCAATATTTGTTTCACCTTTTATCTTGTGTAGTAATTCTTTTTCTTGTGATATTAATTCTTTCTTCATTGCATGAGCTCGCTCTGCATCTACACGTACACCTTTAAATCTCATGTCAACCAGGCATGGAAACAAATCAGATTCTAAATCAAATATATCCTCCAGGTCTTGACTAATAATTTCTTTTTTCATTTCTTGCCAAAGTCCTAACGTTACTTCAGCATCTCGTTCTGCATACGCACCAACATGCATAGCAGGTAGTTTGTACATTTCTGATTTTGGATCTATTCCCCATTCTTCTGCAGCTTCTGCAAGTGCAGCTTCGTTCTTACCATAACCAAGATAGTGCCATGATAAACTATTAAGATCGTATCTAAATCTGTTTTCATCAGTCAAAGCTGATGCAATCATAGTGCAGGCTATATCACCGTTTATTTTAAATCCCATTGATCTAAGCCAACACACATCGTAGATAGCATTGTGAAATACTTTTGTTGATGTTGATTCTAATATGTCTTTCAACCAGGATAAGACTCTAGATCTATCCATGTTACCACCACCTTCATGTGCTATTGGAAAGTATCCTTTGTAATGTTTTGTAGCTACAGCAATACCTATAACTTCACCATTACCAATTACAGAACCAGATCCTTTCTTTAATAAATCTGGATCTTTTGTCTCCAGGTCAATCGCAATCTCATCTACCTTACGCAAGTCTGGAAACTCTGTAGGTTTTACCCATTCTGTTTGTGCTTCAAACTTAGGAATTTTCACTGTAGTCCCTTTCAATAATCATTTCTATAAAGTGTATTGCTTTCAACAAATCTTGTTTCTTTCCCTTGTCACGATGTCTGATTATATATTTTATAGCACAACCCTCGGGATATAGCAATTCATTCTCTACTACAAACTTACTTGGCTGTATTTTATATTTTTGATAATGCGATCCTCCGTGTTGTTTATCCCAAACTTTCGATGTCATAACCTTGGTCCTCCTTTTTTGCTGCCATGATATATAGATTTTGTTTTGTACGAGTTACACCTACATACCATACTCTGTGTTCTTCGTCCTGTTTGTCAGAACTTTTATCTAATGCATCTCGTATTGTTTTTGTATTATCCAATATTAATAATACATTATCTGCTTCACCACCTTTTGCAGAGTGTATTGTAGATAATTTTACTCTTGGTGCCTTTCTTAATTCTTCTCCATTACTTAACATTTCCCTTATATATAAACATTCTTCGTAATCAGATGTAAACTCATCATACCAAGGTATGTTTTTATCAAACCCAAATTCTTCTAAATTATACATTCTTTCCTCTGTTAATTCTGTATCTGTATTTGTGTATTCAAATATATCTTTAACTTCAGATAAAGATAGGTCATCACCTTTCTGCCATCGTATGTAGTTTAGAATAGTTCTAAACAATGTAACCTTATAACTTTTACGATCTTTAAATTCAAAATATATACCACGTTCTTTTAGTGTAGGTTTGAGTCTGTTTAATTTATCATTGTATCTTGCCAACACTAGCCATGTTCCCTGGTCCAGTGGTGCATCTGCTGTATCATAAATATAATTTACAGTTCCTTGTTCCTCCCTTGCTTTCCAATTCTTTTTTATTCTTCTGTTATCTGGAATTAAATTTAAAATCTTGTCTGCTAAATTCTGTACATTTTGTGGAACCCTGTAAGATTGTGGCAAAATTATGGCTTTCTTTGAAATTT